CAAAGCGGGAAACGCGCTTATGACTGCGGCCGTACCGACAATACCGGTTGTCAGTGCGCCGGTTGTCGTCGCCGCGAGTTTAGCCCCCGCTGTCCCGCCTGCGCCGACCGCCCCGCCCCCGCCGCCTCCTACGGTTGGAAGTGTTGCCCCGGCTGCGGCCGTGCCTGCGGCGATTGACTTCCGAGGGCTCATGCAGAAAATCCAAGCGGCGACAGCGTCGCAAAAGTTATCAACTGACCAAGTCAACGCCGCGCTCGCGGGTGTTGGCCTCAAGCCCGAGGAAATGGCGCAGTTGATTAACAATGCGCCCTTGATTGCAAGCGTCAACGCCGCAATCGACTCGTGCTTATCCTCGTGAGCAACACGCCGCCCCCTCGCCTACATTTTAGGCGGGGGGTAGCGGCTGAGCACGTCATGGGCCAAACGTACCGTTGGGTTGATCCAATTGACGGCACGCACAAGGGCTACGTCGTCGCGCTGCCGATCGAGTACGAGCCCACAATCGAGCAACAGATTTCGAGGAGCAAGAGACAGTGACCGAAGCACACGCAGAGTACGCGCCGTCGTCAATGTATTTGACCGTCGCGTGTCCGGGCTGGAAAAAGCAAAGCGCGCTCATGCCGCCGCAAGCCCCGACCGAGGCGATTATCGAGGGCGAGGCCGGCCACGCTGTCGCCGCGGCCATGGCAATGGGCCAACTCGTGACCGACGACGCCGAGGGCGTAACCGAGGAAATGATTGACGGCGGGCATGTGTGGGTCGAGGCTCTTGAAGGGTACCCGGCGCATATCGAGACGCCCGTGCAAATCAAATCGGTACACCCCACGAAATGTTGGGGCACTCCCGACGCCCGGCAATGGGCGCTCGCAACCAAGACGCATCGCGCAGCGGACTACAAATACGGGCACGAATTCGTTGACGAGTTCGAGTGCTGGCAGTTGCTCGCGTATACCGTCGGCTCGCTCGACGAGGTTTACCCGGACTGGCGCAACGACCCGGGCGTTACGGCTCTCATGACGATTGTTCAACCGCGATTTTATAACGCGCCGCCCGTCCGTACATGGCAAACCATGACCGCCGGGTTGCTGCATTATGAGGCCCGAATGCGCAACGCCGTGGCCGAGGCCGAGGGCGACAACCCGCGCATTATCTCGGGCACGCACTGCACGCACTGCCCCGCCCGCGTGACGTGCTCGACGTTCGCCAAAACCGTCATGCACGCGATTGATTTCACGGGGCGGCCCGACCCAATGGTTGCGAACGCTGACCAAGTCGGCAAGGAACTCGTACTTGTGCAAGAGTTCATAAAGCGGCTTGAGGCGCGCGAAACGGGACTGTCAGCAATGGCCGAGGGCATGATTAAGGCCGGCCAACGTGTGCCGTTCTACAGTCTCAAACAATCCGAGGGTCGGCTAGCGTGGATAGTGCCTGTTGAGACTGTCGAGATGACAGCACAAATGTTTGGCAAGTCGGCATTGCAAACCCCAAAACTCATTACGCCCACGCAAGCAAAGGACCGACGTATTCTTGACACACGTGTCATCTCGGAATATTCTGCGCGTCCTATGGGCGGATTTAAATTAGTTCGCGATTCAAACACCACAACGAGGAAGTTTACGACATGAGCGAAGCTCAGCAAGCACAGACGATTACCCCGGAACGACAAATTGCCGCGCAGCAAGTCGGCGCCGTGTTCAACTCACTACACGAATACTTGCGCTCGCTCGAACCGAAAGACCCCGAGGGCCGCACGACGCTTACCAAGCAACTCGAATTCGCGCACTGCCGCGTTGACGAGGCCGCCATGTGGGCAATCAAGTCGGTGCTGACGTACGGAATTCCGCCACGCCCCACGCCGGCCGCTGCCGAGCCCGCAGCCCCCGAGGCAACCGCCGCGAACGATGCGCCGGCACCCGCAACCGAAACGCCTGCGCCGATCGGCGTAGTTGACCCGCCGCAGTCTTTGCCGACCGATAGCGCGTCAGGCACGGAATCTGTCTAACACCAATCGAGGAGTATTGAGCTTGAGTAAAACCGCAGTTGAACTAAAAACCCCGCCGGGCCGCTTTGTATTCGGTGATTTGTACGATCCCGAACGCGAAGATTTTGACGGCAATCCGCTCGTTATCAAAAATGGCGTTGACAAGGGTAAGCCGACACAGCTATTCGTCATCGGCCTCGCGATTCCCAAGACTCAGGCCCATTGGGGCAACGAGCCGGGTTGGGGTCAAACGATTTGGGGCGCCGGACACGCATCATTTCCGGGCGGCGAAGCGAGCCGCGGCGATTTCTCTTGGAAAATTTACGACGGCGACAGTACCGTCATTCCGCCCAAGAGCAAATCCACAATAAAGCCCTGCGACCGTGAGGGCTGGAAAGGCCATTGGGTATTGCGCTTGCAATCTTCGTTTGCCCCCGCGATCTATAACGCGCTGACGAATCCCGAAAACCCGACGCCCATGAATGAAAAAGGCGCAATTTTGCCGGGCTACGTGATTCAAGTTTTAGGGACCGTCAAAGGTAACACGGGCTCGTCGCCCGGTGTTTACCTTAATCACTCTCACGTTGCGCTGCTCGGGTATATGGACCGCATCATGGCTAAGAGTGTTGACGTAAGAGGCAAATTTGGCGGGTCTTTGCCCGCTGGCGCGACGACGCTGCCCGCGGCTGCCGCTATCCCGTCGAGTGCCCCGCCCGCCGCCCCTGCGCCCGCTGCGGCGGTTCCAGCCGCCCCCGCCGTGCCAGCCGCCGCACCCGCTGCGCCGGCCCCGGCTGCCGCTCCTACGTCCGTTGTGCCGGCCCCGGCCCTCGTGGGTATCCCGACGGCCCCGGCAGTTCCGAGCGCCCCGCCTGCGCCCGCTGCCGCAGCCCCGGCCCCGCCGGCAGCCCCTCAACAGCATAAGGGAATTCCGTTAGCCGCCTATCTGGCTCAAGGATGGTCAATGGAACAACTGAGGGCAGATGGGTATACCGGCTGACTGGAACGCGAGCGCATGTGTTGCTCGGGTCATTTATCACGGGGGCCGGCTACGGGACACTACCGGGCCGGCGGCCCCGAGTGGCCTGACTGCACCGACGATTGCATACCGTTCTGAAACGCCGCCGCATGTCATCCCCCTGCGCGGCACAACTCGCCCCGGCTTAAAGGCCGGGGTATTTTTGCGAGGCTAACATTTTACCCGTCTTTGATTTTGAAACGAAAGGGTCGGCAGGATTTTGTTGGGTGCCGCCCTACGTTGACGGCAAGCTCGGACATTGGGAATCGCTGCCGGGGTTTTCCACGCAGAAGCGCGGACTAGGCGCCGTCGGCGTCCGCGTCTATATCGAGCACCCCTCATTTACCCCGTTGATGCTCGCCTATGATTTGACGCCAATCTACGGCGGCGCGACCGCTGTGCAATGGGAACTCGGCACGTCATGGGCCTGCCTGCAACCGTTGTTCGATCATATCCGCGCCGGCAAATTGCTTGAAGCGCACAACGCCGGTTTCGAGTATCAGGTTTGGAATTACTATTGCGTGCCGCGTTGGGGTTGGCCCGCGCTGTCGATTCGGCAGTTGCGTTGCTCGGCCGTCAAGTCTCGTGCCGCCGGCTACCCGGGCAAGCTCGCCGACGTGACCGAGGTACTAGATACGCCGATCAAAAAGGACAAGGACGGCGACCGGCTCATGAAGCTATTTTCTATACCGCGCAACCCGTCCAAGAAAGACCCGCGGGTGTACTCGACGCCGCACGCGGACCCCGACGAATGGGCGAAGTATAAAGCGTACAACCTTACCGACATTCGCAGCGAGCACGAGGTTTCGACACGCGTGCCAGATTTGCCCGAGGACGAGCAACGCCGTTGGTTTCTCGACCAAGAAATCAATGACCGCGGCATGGCGGTTGATTCTAAGGGCATCAAAGATTGTAAGGCGATTGTCGAGCAAACCTACGACAAGTTCGGCGCCGAGTTCCGCGCGCTCACGGGGGGCATTGAGCCGACCGAGCTAAAGCAACTGCAAGGATGGCTTGCCGCGCACGGCGTACAAATGTACGACATGACCGAGAAAACCATTGATGCGATGGTTGCGCGACTGACAGTACCCGAGTACCTCGTCGGCGGCGAAATCCGGGCCCCGCTGCGTGCGTTGCAACTGCGGCAAATGCTCGGCAGCGCGAGTGTCAAGAAACTGTACGCGCTCGATGCCATGACCGCGAGCGACGGCCGAGTCCATGACATGTACCTCATGCATGCCACGCACCACGGGCGCACGGGTGGGTACGGGCCGCAGCCGGCGAACCTCTATAAAGGCGATTGGCACGAACCCGCCGAAGTTGACGCCGCGTTACGCGTCATTGCGTCACGCAGTTTAGCGGCAGTCGAGACGGCCTATCCCGGCATGGGTCCGCTCGATGTGGTCAACAATTGCCTGCGCTCGCTGTTCGTGGCCGGCCCCGGCATGCAACTCGTGTCGTCCGATTATTCCGCGATTGAGGGCGTGGTACTCGCCGCGCTCGCGGGTGAGCAATGGATCATTGACGTGTTTAATACCCACGGGATGCTATACGAGGCGCAAATTTCGCGCATGACCGGCGTGCCGTTCGAGGAATTCGTGAGGCACAAACGAGAGACGGGCAAACATCACCCGCTGCGCCAGCAAGGCAAACTAGCGGTGCTGTCGGGCGGTTACGCTTCATGGATAAACGGCTGGAAAAAATTCGGCGCCGATCAGTATTACAACGGCGACGCTGAGATTAAAGCGGCCATCTTGTCATACCGCGACAGCGTGCCGGCCATCGTGGAATTTTGGGGCGGTCAAACGCGCGACAAATTCAAATGGAACGAACGGCAGGAGCTATACGGGCTTGAGGGCGCCGCAATCCTCGCCGTGCAGAATCCCGGGCAGTGCTATCGAGTTGGGCTCATATCGTTTCAAATGGGCAGCGACGACACGCTCTACATGGTCCTGCCAAGCGGCCGATTTATTCAGTACCACACGCCTCGGTTGACGGCCGCCACGCGGCCCTATGCGAGCCCGTGGGAGCTAGCTCTAAGCTATTGGGGGTGGTCGACGAATCCCGAAAAAGGACCCCCCGGGTGGGTTCAACAGGATTTATACGGCGGGGTACTCACGCAGAATGCTACCGGCGGCACCGCGCGCGATATCATGCAACACGGTATGGATAACGTCACCGAAGACGGGTATCAAATCGTCATGCAGACCTATGATGAAGCCGTTGCAGAGACCCCGATAGGATGGGGCGACATCGAAGAATTCGAGGCGGGGCTAAACGACCTGCCCGACTACGCGAAGGGTTGGCCGATACGCGCCAAGGGCGGTTGGGTCGGGCCCCGATACGGGAAATGGGACTAGCGCTTTTTAGGCGGCCCGCTCGCTGCCTGCAAATCAGCGATGTACTTTTCTAGCCGCGCGACGGTCGCCTCAAGGCCGATTACTTGGTCGTCAGCGTCGCGCAGGGCTGTAAGGGTTGGCCCGCTAGGGTCAAAGTTCCCTGCGCTTGGTAGCACGGCGCTTGCATCAACGATTGATCCACTACCGGCGGCGGCGGTAGTTGCACTGCGTACGGGCGGCACGCTGGCGTTGCGGCACACGATGCCAGTGTCAGCAACAGCGGGTAGAGCAATTTTTGCATGGTAGGTCACTCCGATTTCGTCAAGGTCATGAGATGCGTTCGCGGCAAGCGCGTCGTCGCGTTGCTTGGTCGCCTCGGCAAGTTTCGTATCCTGTGCCGCGACCACAGCCGCGCCCTTGGCTTGCTCGATGTGGTCGTGATGAATCCACGTGCCGCCCCCGACGATCAGCACAAGGGCGAGCACAGTACCGTAGAAAATGTCTGAGCCGGGTATTAGTTTGAGGAGGGCGAGCATTGTGAGGCGTCCGGGGTTTTGGCGTCACGTACGGTGAACCAATGATAGAGCCCGAGTATCGCAGGAATCGCCGCGCACACAGCAGCAACAATACTAGGGTCCGGGTGCATAAACGCCAACGTGAGCAACGCTATCTCAGCAAGCCCCACGTGAGCGGCAATGTACCAGTCAATGAACTGCACGTTTTAGATGAAATGCCACACGAGCAAGCCGGCAGCGACGAGCACGCCAACCGCAATTTTCTTTGCGTTGGCAGTGACGAACGCGGCAATTTTGCTTTCGGTAGCGACAACATCGGCCTTGGCCGTTGCAACGTCAGCCTTGGCTTTGGCAACATCTGCCGAGACGGTCGCGCCGAGTTTGGAAACATCGGCGACGGCCGCGGCGGCGTCCTTGGGAATGTCGGCAATGGCAGCGGCGGCAGACTTCTCAACGTCGGTGAGGTTGGTCACTTTGGGCACTCCTACGTGCGGCGGTATAGCGGGTCGTTTCATAGTGAGGCCATTGTACCCTAAGAGGCCGGCCCGATCATAGCCGCCTCGCCCTCGCGGCGCGTCACGAGGCCCCCGAGGCGCTTGCCGCCGGCAAATTCCCAATCGAGCAAGTGCCGGCGCACCCCGTCCCAATCGTTGTTATCAACGCATTTACGGACGGTTGAGCCCTGATAGTTGCCCGAGCCCTCGTTGTACACAAAGTCCGTCAGGGCGTCCTGCGCGCCGGCCGGCCAATGAACGTCGGACGGAGTCAGCGCGAGGAGTTGTTGCCGCGCTCGGGTGAGCTTGGTCACGAGGGCCGCGTCGCACTGCGCCTGCGTCCACACGACGCCCGCGAATACCTCGGGGCCGGTCGTGCCGTAGCCAATTGTCCAAACCGGCGGGTTGGCGTTTGTGTCGAGGTACGCAGCGAATGTGCCGTTGCCGAGGTTGTGCTCGCAGCCCTCGCGCGCCTTGACGAAATCAACGAGGCTCATTTATGAAGCCAACCGACGAGTTGGTGCAAGCCCTCGACAAGAGTGCCGACGACGCCGCCGAAAACAACCAAAGTGCGCCACGAGCCCTTGGTGCGTTCCATGTACCCGAGGATTGTTTTTACGTCGTTGGCGATAGTATCGACACGCGTGGCAATCGCTTCGATTTTTTCGGCATGGGCGGCTCGACCCTCGCGTAGTGTCGCGACTTGCTCGCGTAGTTCTGGTATCTCGTCTGCCATGACTTTTAATTTCCGATTGCAATGTAGTTGATAAGCGTGGTGTTGTTGCTGTACTGACTCCAGCCCGACGCGGTCGAGGATTGATACGAGAAAAATTCGACGCCCGTTGACGACGCAACGACCGGAATGACCACAAAGCACGCGTTGCTAAACGGCGTCGAGAACGCATGAGTTTGCACGCCTGCAACGGATTGCGTGACGATGCCCCAACGTATCTGTATGCCGTTCGAAAAGTTCATGCCGCCATTGACGGCGACGACGGCCGAATTGCCGGCGAGCGCCTGTACAAACGCTGTCGTTGCAAGTTGTGTCGTGTTGGTGCCGGGTGCGGCCGTTGGCGCCGACGGGGTGCCCGTGAAAATTGGCGACGCGAGCCGAGCGTACAGCGCGAGCGCGGCGGTAATTGCGGCCTGCGTAAACGCTGTCGTTGCAATCTGCGTGTTGTTGGTCGTCGCGGGCGAGGCCGTCGGCGCCGTTGGCGTGCCAGTCAATACGGGCGAGTTGATCGGCGCGAGGCCCGCAGTGCTGACGCCCGTGTTTTGAATGTTGGTGCCGTCGCAGTAAATCGAAGTAGGCGCCGCGGTGCCCGTCTGCGGAATTACAACGCCCGTGCCCGCGGCCGTCTTACAAGTGACGGTAAATGCTCCCGCGGTCACGTTGGCGACAATCCACGATTGACCCGTGTTGGCCGGGAATATGACGTTGAGGTTGCCGGTAAGCGTGCCCGTGAGCGCGATATAAGGCAATGCTGCCTGTAACGCGGTCAACGTGACGTCCGAACTTGAGAGGGCAACCGTAGTCGCGCCCACGCCGGCAGCCGGCAGCCAACCCGCGCCGCCCGTGTCGGGGTCGGTCGTGTTGCCGCTTACTTGGTTGATCCAAACGCCGTCGCCGTTGGCATTCACGAGAACGCAGCCGACCGGGTAGCCCGAGACGGTGCTCGATAGCGTGGAGTTGTACGAGGACAGCGCGCCGGCCGCGAAGTTCGCGCAATACGCCGAAACCATGTACAGAATGCCGTTCATGTCCTGCCCAAAGAAAGGCAGGCCGCCCGAGGCTTCGGGGGTCATGGTGTTCGGCGGGAAGCCGTCAGTAAACGACGCCGCGTTGACCGTGGTCGAAATTTGCGAGGGCACGGGAATCGGAATGTTGATATACGTCGGGTTGGCGGCGTCAAATCCGAATGGTTGAGCAATCAACAAAGGTGTGACGAGGGTACTTGACATGTCGCTATCCTATCAAACGTTGGTATTGATTACGACCGAAACAGCCGGCGGCGTCGGAATGACGCCCGATTGCTCCAAAATCGCAAGTTGGATCGCTGTAGGGGTAAAGCTTAAATTGTACGAAATCGCCATTGGCCCCGTGTTGAGCACCCATGCGGTGCCCGGCCCGTACAGGTTTTGCAGTATTTGATTAATGGCCGGCGCCGTCGTCGTACAGATGTTGGCGAACGCTTTTGCAAGGATCAATTGTCGGTAAGCCGCGTCGCCAAGCAAGTAGGCGTCGGTCGCATTGTGTCCCGTGTAGAACGCGCCGCCGACGGGCGGCTTGTTGTACGGCGCCGCGCTCGACCCGGCCGGCGTCCAATCTTGCGCGGGCTGCGATTCGGCTTTGATATCGAAACCAACATACGCCGTCGTGTTCGGAATTTGCAGCAAGCGCGACACGCCGACAATGACGCCCCATATATCGAGGCCGAAACCGACAGCCGTGTCAACATTCCAAACGAAATTGTAAAAATTGGCGAAGTTCGCCGATTGGTCAATGTACTGATTGAGGTTGTTGCACAACTGCATAATAGTCGGCGAGTTCGCGTACTGCGAGATAACCGTCGCCTCGAAATCGAACATGACGCCAACGGCGGGAATGCCGAGCGACAACACAAACGAGACAATGGTGCCCGCGGCAACCGGCGCACCCGCGCTTGGGTTTTGTGTTTGCACTTCGCCCGGCGGCACAAACTTTGACGGCGCCGAGCCGATCGCCCCCGGCACGAGGCCGAGCGATAACAGCAACGTAATTGCATTCGCCTGAGTCATGCCAAATAGGTCGGGCACCGTGATACCCGGCAAGCCCGACGACACGACCACGTTGACGGCTGAGCCGACCGCAACGTCATTGCCGGCTGTCGGCGATTGGCAAATGACGTTGCCGGCTATAATCGTGCCGCTCGTCGCGTACGTGATAGTGCCCAAAACCAAACCGACAGCGGCAAGCAACCCGGGCGCGATTACCGTTATTGACGTGTTCGTAAGATCGGGCACGAGGGCATCGTTGCTGCCGGCGGACACGACGATATCGACAGGCGTGTTAAATATAACGGAAGTGCCAGCAACCGGCGATTGACTTATGACTTGACCAACAGGCGCCGCGTTGAATGTCGTCGTTATGGTGCCGACGGTCAAATTGGCCGCGACAATATCCGACTCGGCCGCGGCCTGCATTTCGCCGACGACGTTAGGAACAGTGACCGGGGCCAAGTCAGAATTCGGCCCCCATATCACATTTTTAATTATGACAGAGCCGTTTCCCGCCACGCGCACGGCCGCCGACCATGTTTGCAAAGTAGCCGCGCTGACGACAGATGATACGTCCACGGTGCCAAGGTTTGCAGTCAATCCCGTATTTTGATCGATCGAATAAACCGACGCGTGCGTGCCGGATATCGACAGGTAGCACGTTAGAAAATTCGTGATCGTGTTGTACGGAACGGGAGGAGAAACCGAACCGCTGAACGTGTGTGCAACTCCGCCATTGTTAACGTATACAATGAACGCGGAAAAAACGCCGCCCGAGCCGGACGGCGACGCACACATGTAATGCGTGTCGTCCAAACCGAAGCCGACTATAAGCTCGCTGAAGTAGCCCAAGGGCGCCTCGCCGGAAAATCCGACGTACACATTATCGGTTTCCGGCCCAGAAGCAGTGACCGTCCAAACGGCGCCGCTGCCTGAGAGCGGGAGGCTAGCCGTTAACAGTCCGCTCGCAGCGGTCCAAGTAAAACTCGACCCGTCGGGAAAAAAGGTTAGTTCGCTCGGGCTCAGTAATGGCGCTTGGCCTTTGAAACTCATGTGATTACCGCTATGTTAGACGCGCTGATTGTGGGCTCTTGGTCGATTCCCATTTGCAGCGACGCATTGCCAACCGAGCTATTAAACCCAATCGTAATCGTGAGTATCGAAACCTCGGTGCCGATCGCTTGAACCGGCCCGAAGTATCGAGACGCCAACACTTGAGCGCCGATGCGTTCACGCAGCGAGCCCTGCGCCTGCCCCGTGAACTGCGCAATAACGGCTTGCTGCACAAGGTCCACAATGTTCGTCGGCAACAACGCCGAGGCCGCAAGCGTGACGGCGAAAAATACCGGCGTGCTCGCGGGATTGATGTAGTTGACCGTGTATTGCGGGACGGGCGCGCTGTACCCGCTGTTGTCCTGTACGATTTCTGACACGAGTGTCGCACCCGCGCTGCCGATTTGCTGCCCGGTTACGGCCGCGGTTGAATGCGCGGCCGACGTGCTGACGTTCAATGTTCCCGTGCCCGCCGTGTGAGTGTAGGTGCCGAACGAATTGACGATGCTGTTGGCGGTCACGCCTGCGCCGTTGAGCGTCACGCCAACCTCGATAAACCCCGAGACGGTCGAGGCAATCGTGACGACGCCGGCAGCCTGCGAGCCCGTGCCCGAGAACACTTGAGGGTATGCCGCGCCGACGTTCGTATTTTCCCAGATGGCCGCCGCAACCGCAGCCGCCGCGCCGCCGGTCACGGCAACGTAAATAGATTTCGGCGGTACCGGGTAGCTTGTCGAATTTGGGTTGCCGTTGATTGCGCCCGAAATGGTTGCGCTCGTGTTGTTCTGCGTCACGAATACGTCGAGGACGTCTGCGACCGCGAAGCACGCCGCGTATACGGCGGGAATTGACCCTTGCGCATTGATACCGACGGATTGCTCGCGGCGGTATTCGAACGCGGCCGGCGACTCGACATTGCTGCCCACGGTGCCGGGCGAGACGTTGTTGACCGACTCCCAACCGTTGATGCTTTGGTAAATGCGGGTCACAGTATTCGCAGGGCACGCGATCGGCCCCGCAACGACGTTGGCGAACGGCAGCGTAATCGAGCCGCCAATCGGAATTTCGCCCGCTTGAGTGCATACGTAAATATTGCCGCTCGTATCTTGCACGAGGGCGCCAACAATGATTTCGGTTCCGAGCACGCCGGTACATAACACGTTGACCGTCGTGGGCACGGCCGGGTTGCGATTCATGAAGTAAATACGGCCGATAGCGTCTTGCATGAAGCCCGTCGCCGTGTCGGGGTCAATTTGATTGACAAACGTGGCGAATACCGCGTTGGCGTTCGCAATCATTGCCGTTGTTGACGAGCACAATTGCCCTTGCGGCGAGGTAAGTTGCGGGTTGAGGTTTCCGCCGAACGCTGCGTTATAGTCTTGCTGCACGCCAGCCAAAATGGCGGCCTCTTGCGGCAGCACCAACCCCGTCGGGGTAAATACTGGCGTCGGTACGTTGGTTGTGTTTGCCATGTTTCTATCTCGAATTTCGTAAGTAGTCTAACAGACAAAGAATTAGCATTTCCGAATCGGCTAGCAACCCTAAAGCTACGTTGCACTTCATGCAAAGCCAACCGCGAAATGCGCCGGTTTTATGATCGTGGTCTAAATGCAATCGTCGTTTGCCGGGCGGCCTCCCGCAGCATTCGCAGACAGCGGGACATGGGCGCGTCGGCTCGGGCAATCCATCTTTGACTCGTTGGTATACGGTACGAACGGGATTGACCGCATGCTTCGCGTTGCGCGCGTCTTGCTGTTTACGCTTCAATTCCTTTGAACGTCGGCGGCATGAAGCTAAATTTTGTTCTCGCGTTTGCATTACAATGAAACCGTTTGCGTCTGATTGTTCGCGTCGGTAAAAATAATCTGCCCGGTCGTCTCGCGCGTGGTCGCCGAATACGATTCAATGATGCACGTCGCTGTGACCACAAGGGGCACGAGCAACGCTTGAGATACAAACTGTTCCTGAAATACGGCGGCCGGGGGCGTCAGTCCGAAAAGCTTGCCGAAGTAATCGACGCCGAGCGTGTCGTCATAGTATACCTCGCTGAGCACCGTACGGCACGCGCTCGCCACGTCCTGCGCTATCGCGTAGGGGGCAGCCGCAACCGCAATGTTGCCAAACGCGTCAAGCGTCAAGTCCCACAAATCAACGTCGAGAAGTAGAGTATTCATATCAAAATCCTATAGTTCCGCCGCCCCCGCCCGAGGGCAGCATGCCTACGCCTCGCGCGCCTATTTGCGGTATCGGGTTCGCCGTTGCCTGAGCTAAAGGGCTTAAGAAATTCAAAAGGCAGCTGCCGTTCGCGCCTATCTGCGGTACCGGGTTGTCCGCCGCTTGTGCGAGCGGCGTAGTTAAATTGCCAAGTGCAACAGCGGTCGTCATGGCCTATTGCCACAATGATGCGTAACTGAAATTTGCGCCCGGCGTTAAGCCGTAGCCGACACCCGAGCCGACGCTCGCCCCGCCGAATGCCCCCGCGCCAACTCCCAACACTGTGACCGGGGTAGAGCCTACGAGGGCCAGCGTTATCGTATTTCCTACGGGTAGCTCGCCTGTTAAAACTCCTCCTATATATGCACTCGCCGCAACGATTGGCGCCGCGTAGAACAATGGCGCTAATTGTATTTGCCCGCTAACTGTCGTAGTAGTCAGTCCGAACGGGAACGCCCCGAAACCATTGTTGGTCGGCAAAGAAATTAGCGCACTAGTCAAATAGCTATAGCACTGCATTACGCCGGGCGAGGCCGCGACACCCGACGAACTTGTTGAATTGGTAATTAAAAAATAAGCGTCAGTCGTTACCGTGCCGGAACTGTTGTTGCTTCGCGAAAGGACAATACCGCCTGAGTTACATGCTCCGGTCCCCGTGGACCCTTGCTTAAAAAATAGACCAAAGTAGCCTAGGGTTGGATTGTAAATATATCGAGACGCGTACGACGTAACTGTAGAAATTACGGCGCCCGTGCCATTCACGGATGAGCGGGCCGTAGTTGTGCCGGTTATCGTGCCCGACCCGTTCGAGCCCGTGCCTACCGTTATCCACATTTGGGGGACTGCCGAAGTCGTAGAAGTACCAAATTCTAGTTTGAAAAATATTGGTGACGTAGATTGCGCGGTGTCATTGAAACGACCTATGACGTAACCGCCGGCCAAGCCTACCCCGGGAACCGAACTGCCGCCATTTGTCGTTTGGCCTGTATCTGACGTTTGTGTCAAGCCGACGCCCGAGCCAAATATTGACGCAATGACTTCGACAACCCACGCGTTAAAGCCCGCAGTAGTCGTATGGTTTAAGACCGTCGTAGTTGTTAGTGTATTCGCCATGACCTACCCTACCTTAATAAAAATAGAAACATTCGTAAATGCGCCGCTGACCGAGGCAAGCGTAAATAGAAAAACATCGCCTGCGGCAACTGATGTTGTCCAACCTGAGAGCACCGCGTTGTCGTAAGACGTGCCGCTAGTAATGGTTGGGGGAACGCCGCCCGTAATGTCGTTGGCGCTCGTCGGCACGGTGCCGGCGGCCGCTTTCCAGATATCTATAACACAAGAGCCTGTACCGCCTTCCGTGTATATTCTAACCTCTAAAATCGTGCAGGCGACGTTTGCAACTTTCAAAACATTATTTGTGGGTAGCGTCAACGGCGTTCCGGCCGGTACATTTATCCATTGCGCTTGAGGCCCTTGCACTCCCCCGCCGCCGGCTGCGCCATTCGCCGCCGCTGTCAATCGGCCCTGCGCGTCAACTGTTATGTTGGCGTTTGTGTAGCTCGCTGGCGTAACCGCGGTATTGGCCAACGCCACGGTTGAGCCTGACGCGTACAGCGGGCCGCCCGTAAGCCCCGTGCCCGTGGCAATCGAGATTGACTGCAAAGCCGTAACAGCGAGCGCGAGCGCGGCGTACGCGGTCGAGGATAGGTCAACGGTCAGCGTGCCGGCCGAGGTTACGGGGCCGCCGCCCACGATAACACCAACGCCCGGCGTCGATATGCCTACGCTCGTGACCGTCCCGCCCCCGCCGCCGCCAATGAACGAGGAGGCCGTCACGCTGCCCGAGAACACAGCCGAGGCCGCGGCAATGGTCGTCGTTGTAATGCCGGCCGGCGCGCTCACAGCGCCCGTAAGCGTGGACGTTCCCGTAACCGCGAGCGTCGCTTGCAGCGTCGTATTGCCTGTTACCGTGGCCGTACCGCTGACAGTCGTGGCGGGTGCATTTATGGCAACCGTGCCGGGCGAGGTAATGTTGATGCCCCCGCCGGCCGCAAGGAATTGCATAAACTGCGTCGGCGCCGCGTTGAGAATACCCCCGAAGTAAATGCCGTCTGACCACGAGAAACGCCGATTGCTCGACGGGTTGGCCGCGCCCTTGGCAGCGACAACGCCCGTTATATCGCGCGAGGCAAACACGACGACGCCAATGTCGCCGACGACCGGGTCGCAGATGATCGCGTTGCCGCCGCCCTGCAATCGGAAGTACGGGCGGTTCGCAATAACCTCGTGCTCGACCGGCGTGTTGGCGCCCGTCACGAGGTTGACCAAAATTTGCACGTCTACCGTTTGCGCGCCAGTGTTGACCGCAATCACTTCACCGATAGAAACCGTCTGCATTTTGTCGGTTGCGCGCGCAATGATAAAGTCGAGCGTGTTGTATTCGCTCGCATCGCTAAACGGATTTGATTGGCCTACGGCGCTCATGCTGCGGGCGCCGCGTTCGGGGGGTACAATTTCATGTCGGTAAACCAAAGCCCTTGAGGCGTGTTAGATTCCAACAAATGCGTCAGCGGCCCAATTATCCAATTGCCGTCGGCAAGCGTGTTGAGCGTCTTGGGCAACGCGGGGTCAATCACAACGTCGCTACCCTGAATCGTTACGGGGCCATTCTGCCGAAATGCCGGATTGAAAATCGAGCGCACATTGAGGTACCCGTTACCGAGCACTTCGGGGTATCCAACGAGGCCCGATGTTGGCGACAACACCCACGAGGGCACATTCGTACGCGCGACGCCGGCCGGCGAAATGACGAGCAAATTTTGATTTTCAATCGAGGCATAAATACCCGCGTCCTTACACACGCTGCGCAATTGGTCGGTGAGAGTGCCCGAGTAATAGGCATTCGTGAGCGTGCCGCTAACGCCGTCGTTCTCGAACGCCATGGACATTTTCGACGCGATATTGTTCACGATATCGGCAACGTTTGCGGTGCCCGGGTATGCCGTCGGGTTTGCCGGCGTGAGTTGATCGAAGCCCGCCGACTGCGCGTGAACGAACAAGCACACGTCAGGCGCCCCGCTGTAATCCGGGCCTGCCTGATAAATCTGGCCTGAGAAAATGAACGAGAAACCGTTGCCGCTGTCAGCCTCGATTTGTACAGTGTTGAAAGAGAACTCGGGCTTGCCGCCCTGCACGGGCACAATTGCAAGCGCGTTCATATCTTGTTGGGCCATGCCGTAAATTCTAATCGACGCCTCGGGGAATGCCGGCAGCCCTGCGCCCTTGACGGTCACGGAAATGCGCAGCCCTGACACTTGTAGCTGATTCGCGTTCGTGCCGGGAAACACTGCGTTGCTGTTCGTCAGCGTGAACGTGATACGCAGGTTTTTAACCGTATATGAGCTATTACCCGCCAACGTCGTTTGCCGCGATTAAGTCGGCCTCCTCGAGATACAGCAACACAAATTGCGAGCCGAGCCCCGTGTAATACGGCGGCGCCCCGTTGAACGTGGGCGGGCCGCCGTTCGTCGCGAGCGTATCCAAGAACATAAATTCACCAACGGCGCCGAGGTACTGCCGGTCCTGCAAAATCGGCGTACGATCGAGACAGCGAGCCGTGTTGATGATTGGCACGCCGCCCACAATCAAGTCAAAGAAAAGCCCCGCGGCAACCCCGTACTCGTCGGTAATCGGTTGCTTTTGGTATACGGCAATCTGACAACTCTGCCCGTCGAGGACGATTGTTAGAGTTTGCGAAGGTACTGCACTCAAGGGTATCTGCAACATGGGGCTAACCTGTAGGCGTCGGCGGCGTGATGGCCGTCAATGCGGATTGCTGTACGGCCGTCGTCGGTACTTGGGGGTTGTTTAAACCCTGATTGACCGGGGGTACGGCGCTCGCCGGCTGCGCGTTCGATGTCGGTGTAACTGCGGTGCTGTACTGCGCGGCGACTTGGTTGATTTCAATGAAGTACAATTCAACGTCGAAAAAGAACGCGTTATCCTTGCCGCGGCGCGAAAGCTCGGCGCGTGTGACACTCACGTCAACATAGGATTTTTCGGGCGTACGAATCGTGTACAGGTTGATATTTTGTTGCGTAACGAGCACGTCGATTTGCTGCAAGAACGCCGACCGGCTCGCCAAGTCGCCGCCCTTGGTCAACGTAACCGACGACTCGAACGGCAGCCCGACGCGGTTGTATGTGCCGAACTGCCCTTGCTGAATCGGGAAATTGCCTATGCGGTTTTCCTTGCGCCAACCGAAATCCATAATTGAATCAGGCTCGACGACGAGGTTGCCATTGTCGTCGAACACGCCCCATATCGGCGCCGACTGCGTGGCATGCCAAAGCACGTCGGGGTTAGCTGCGAAGCCCAAAACCGGCGGCGTAACGGCCTGCACGAGTAACGAGCGCGCCAACTGCGGGACGCCCGGCAAGTTTGCGACATTCGGGAATTGCGGAATAGCCACGGTAATAGCGATACCGAGCCCCGCGCCCCAACCCTGCGTAATCAATTGTGCGCTCATGATTTTCTACCGCTCACGATTGGCCAGTATCCGATTGTGAAATAGAGAACTTACGTTGAATTGCGGCCGGCACTTGGTCGGCAACGGCTTTCGGGTCGGCGTTCGGTGCGTTGACTTGAATCGTTCCGATTGACATGGTTGTCGAATTGCCCGGGGCCTGCACATCGCTACCGGCCACACGACGCGCGCCCGGGGTCGGGCCGTACTGTGCGCCCTCGTGCTTGATAATCGCCGCCTCAAGGGCCGCACGATCGGCCGCGGTTAGATGCTCGTTGGCGCCCTTGCCGGTATCTTTCACGAGCGCGGCAATGTATGCCGGCACGTTGTTGTGGTCGCCGGCCGGCGCGTACACGTTGATAATCTTCGAAATCGTATCGAGGCCCCGAGCCATCTTGGTCGTAATGTCGGCGTCGAGCGCCTTTAGGCCCTCCTCTTTGCTGCCGAACACTCGGATACCGCGCGCATCCACTTGCTGACCGGGCGCCGAGGCGTGAACGTTGCCGGGGTTGTTGTTGCGGTACTGTACGTTTTGCGCGTCAACGTCGCCGCCTGCGCGCGCCACGACCGCGGCTTGCTTCGCTGCCGTGTTGCCTTTCGATTCCCAAATGTCGTTAAGGTCGGCGCCCATTTGGTCGCTACGCGCTTGAGCGTTGGCGTGTTGGTCGTCGAGGATTCGGGCCGCGCCTTTGAAATCGCCATGCAACGCCGCGCCAATGGCCGCCGCGGCGCCGCCGATCGCATTGCCCATTCCGACGAAAAGGTTTTTGATAACGACCGCGGCCGACCCAATGAGCTTGAGCCCGGTTGTAAACTCCTCGCTTTCGGCGTTCACGTCGCCGAATATCTTGAGCACTTGGGTAAGCATGGGCGTGATGGCCGTCAGAATCATCTGACCCGCGGCCGATATCTGCAACCCGACGTTGCGCCAATACTGTTGCAACTCGGCGGCTTTCTTGACAGTCTCGTCAGTTACGTCGTTGTCGCGCTCGGCCGTGCGCAGTTGCTCCTCGCGAATGTCACGTTGCTGCACAAGGTAGTTGATATACCCTTGCGACAGCCCGGCCTGTTTGAACATCGTCACTTGGTATTGGCGGCCGTACTGTGCCGTCTTGTCGGCAAGCTCCTCGAAAATCTGCCCTTGGTCGCGTAGGTTGCCGTTGGCGTCGCGGATATTCACGCTGCGAGCGCGCAGAAATTGAAGCAACTGCGATTGCTCGCCGGTCGTGTTCATTTTCTGGAAATCTTCGGTGAGTTGAGAGAATGCGGCCTGCGCATCGGTTGCACTGCCGCCGGCAAGCTCAACCGCATTGCCCCATTTGTTCAACTCATGGGCGCTCATGCCGATGTTGGCGGCGGTACGCCCAAGCGCGGCCTCGCCGGCATTCAACGCCCCGAGCCATTTGCCGAAACCAATGGCCGAGTCAAAGCCGAGCATGAGTACGGCGACTTGCCGGCCCACGTCAACGAGTGATTTGGTTATGTCGTCCGCGGCGGCCTTAGACTTGCGCGCGGTTTCTTTTGTTTCTTTCTCGGCCGTCTCGCGGCCCTTTTTGTAATTGGACGCGTCGAGCCCGAGGAGGACGACTAGACTGTCGATTACCGTTGCCATTCGCTACGCCTGTTTGTCAATCTCGCGTCGGTTGTGAGCGTCCACACTGATAACCTCAGCTAGATTGTAAGCGTCGCGAACGCCGTAGACCGACTGCAATTCATGCAGCGTCGCCTTACCATCTGAGACGATCATACCGATTAGCGGCGGTAGGTTCAAATAATCAACGAGACGGCCGTTGCGGGCTGCGAACAGAGCCGCCCCTAAGTCGGGGTTGCGACGGCCGGCGAAAAACCCGTATGAAGGAACAACAGCGCCTTGTGCAGCGTCAGAAACGTTTTGATTTCCTCGACGCAGCAATTGGGGCCGGCGACGATATGCTGAGGCTCGCCCGAGGGCTTGCCCTTGGTATCATGGTGCTGATACCGCGCCTGCGCGAGCATTTCGTCGAGGAGCGGCTTTAAAGCGCCGTACGGGGCCTGTAGCAAGGCCGTGACCCCGAAGCCTGCAAGGCTCGCCATGCCGGCGCCAAGGGCACCGTCGGGTAGCGAGGCGCCCGAGGCGGCCAACGCGAGGAGGGCACGCAATGCCCAATCCTGCCCGCTGTACGCGTCCATTTCGGTCAATATGAAAATCTTGCCGTTGTCGCGTTCGCCCGGGGCCTCGGAACGAGTGCCCGGAATCGTCAACGTCTCTTTGCGTCGAGCCATGTTTCAAACTCCTCGGGCGTGGTGTGCCCGCCGGCTGCGGCCGGTTAAACGTTAGTGACGGGCGTCGATTCCCAAGTAATCTCGAACGTCCGACTTTCGAAAATCTTTTTGGCGTCGGGTATCGGCTTGAAGCGAGTCAACGAGCCGTTGTTGAGCGTCCACGCCTTGCCGAGCGAGGGCGACCAAATCGAGCCCGAGGCCGTAAGGTCGTCCTGCGCCGCGATCAACGCGCCGTTCCATTGGTCGAAAATGTCGCACGCCGGGCTGTCGCTCTGAATGTGGACGAGCATCTTGACGAGGTAGGGCGTGAAGCCGCTCGACTTTTTGCCGTCAACGCCGATTTTCGCCTCGACCGGGGACACGTCCTCGGAACCGAATGCGTCGTCGGTCGCGTAGCCCTGAATGATGACAGGCGCGGCGAACACGTCCGGGATGGTCAGGACGAATTCGCTATTGGCTGAGGTAAGGGTTGCCATGTTCTAAATGCTCCGATTATTGAACGTCGACCGAGGACATGGACACTTTTTGGATCGATCCCCCGTCGGTATACCAAAAATTGATGGTCGGCGAACCGCGACCGCCGCGCACGATCGCGCCCGGGTCGAGAATTTGCAGATACCATCCCGTGTTCTGAATTGTGGCCGTTGCGCCCGAGTCGCCCGTCGCGTTGTTGAGCGCGGCAGACTGCGTACCGCTCAGCGACACGCCCTTGACGATCGAGCCGAAATACAAGCCTTGCTCAATGGGGCCGGTCGGGGGCGAATTCTGAGTTGCCGCATTGCCGACGAGCGCGTTGCGAATCAGGTTGTACCCGCGGGTCACATACGGCACGCTCGGCACGGTTGCGAGTAGCGTCATGATTGCCAACTGAAATTGGCTGTTCAAGTAAATCTGATTGATGTACGAATCGGCCCATTTGAACGCGCCCGAAATCTGCCCGGGCTGATTCTGCACGAACCACTGATTGGCGGTTGCAAACGCGGCGTAGCAATTGTACCCGTTGGCAACGAGGTTGTTGTACACGGTTTGGTCGGTCACTTGAGCCGCGAGGCCCGCTTGACCGCGGAATGCCGCGACGGTGCGGCCGTTCTGTTGGTTGAAATTGATCGAGGCAGCAATCGCCGTTTGGAACGCGGCAATTACGCCCGTGCCGCTGATATCGTACACGGGCATGACGCCCGTATCCTGCGCAGCGTTGACGATGTTGCCGAACGAGCCCGTTGCCGTCGGCGACGTGGTCGGCGATTGGTCGGAATCCTGCGCAACGTACAAGTAACGATTGAGCGCGCCCGGGGTTTGGCACCACGCGGCGAACGCCTCTTTGTTGCTCAAGCTCTGTTCGTTCACGGTCATGAACGTCGCCCAATTCTGCGTGGCTGCGACAACTTGCGCCATGAGCGCCGCGGGAGTTACCGCAACGGCACCCTGCGACGTGACGGCGCCATTGGCCGCCGTGAAATTCAAGCCCTGACTGAGCGCGCCATTGTCGCCAAAGCCAATCGTTGACGTGCCGCCGGTAACGGGGCTCGTAATCAGGAATGCCTCGCGCAGCGTATCGTAAGTGACGAGCGGCGCTAAAGTAACATCGGCCGCGCCGAGCGACACGGTTGCGCTCGTGCTCACGTTCACCGTGCCGGTACCCGCGGTCGTGGTGTACGTGCCGAACGATAGAATGGTCGCCGGGCCGTCCACGCCCGCGCCGGTCAAAATGTCGCCGACATGCAGTTCGCCGCTGACAGTCGTGGCAATCGTAACGACGTTAGTAGCCTGCGAGCCCGTGCCCGCGAATACGTTGCCGGTCGTCTGTAGGCCAGTCTGCAACAGCGTCGCGGCATTCGTGAAGCTCGTCGCGCCCGACAAATTGATTGCCGCCGATACGACTTGCACGCCGTCAATCGTAAGCGTGAGCGTGCCGGAAAGCGCAATCAACTGCGCGAGGGTCAGAGTTGCAACGCTGCCGCCGCGCAGATACGCCGCGACGTTCGTTGTGTTGTACTGAGCGAAATACAGCGTGCCGGGTAGCACGGTGCAATTGATAAAGCCGGCGAAATACACGTTGGCGAGAAGCGTCTCGGCAGCGTTGGGGCCGAACCAATCCGACACGTCGGGCGCGCTCGCGAAAGCCTGTACCGTTCCAATCGGTATCGAGGTATCGCTCGTGAGGTAAACCGAATTGAGGCTTAGCGGGTTGCCGCCTGCGCTCAATACGCCCGGAATTACATCTGCGAGGGCCGAGGCCGGTATTGATGCTGTCATGTCGTTTTGTCCTAGACGTGCGTCACGGGGCTACCCCGAGAATATGTGATTCAAGTCGCATAATACGATTTTGGGTAGGTTATGGCAATGGCGGCGCAAACCCCGTCGGCGTCACGTCCACGATGTTGACCGGCCCGAGCGTAACCGCGTAATCTTGAGTCGTCGTAACGACTTGATTAAATTGCAAGCGCGCGGTCACAATCCAACGGTCCTCGTACTGCGCCTCGGCATTCGTGAGCGGGGCGCGCATAGGGTCATCGGCGTAAAGCGGCTGACACACGGGGGCGAGCGCCATGCACCCAACATTGTCACGCAACAGCGTCGTCAGAATGTCGGACCATTCCGAGGCCAACGGCCCGTAACAATCTAGCTGCACGTCAATCTGTTGCCCTTGCTCGCTCGTGACCGGGCCGGGCGCGGGCGCCGGGTCAGTCGTGCCCGAGTAGGTATCAACGTTCGTGCGCAGCCGCTTTTTTGCGATAGCCGTCATGACCACGAAGCCCGCCGAGGCCGGCGTCGGCATGGCCGTACGATTCTGGTAGCCCTGCACAATCTGCGTCGCGGCAATGCCTAACTGAGTAACGATGAAATTGCCGAGCACGGTGTAAATTTGCGAGACGGTTATCGAGACGGTTGCAGCGGTCATGTGGGCGTGTCAGTTTGTAGGCAGACGATAAACTTAGCCCAACCGCCGGCCTCGACGTTCCAAGGCCCGTCAACGGGGCCAATGACTTTCCAGTTTTGAACGGCCTGCCCTTGGAATGGCGCGAACTGCAATAGGTCGCCGCCCTGCGCGAGCACTCGCACGATTTGCTGAGTGTTGCCGAACATGTAGATTTTTCGAAACGTGCCTTGCAAATTCAATTTTTCAATCTGGCGCAACTCGTCCTTGCCGAGCGGCTGTATCTGCACGCGGACGGGAACGGCCGGCGCATAGCCCGGCGTCTGCGAGAAATCCGCGTTGCTCGTGGCGCCGATACTCTTGAGGAGCAATGCCGGCCGATCGGGGTTTACCGAGTTGATCGCGCCGCGCACTATGCCGTGTAAGTTCACTTGTCCACTACCTCATAATCGGGGGCTCGTTGCATGTCGCCCGAGTCAACGAGCGGCTTGTCAAAGCCCTTAATTTTCACCGTCAACGGCGAGTTCGCCGGGCTCGACCATTGTGCAATGGCGTTTTCCAAATCGTCGCGCATGTCCTGCCCGAGTAGCGCGAGCGCCTTGCGGCCGTCATAGCCCGTTGCAATGATAGCCTTTCCGAGCTTGGCGCCCCATTCTTTCGATTTTTTGGCAATCGTTGTGCGGAACGCGGGGCGCGCGGGGGCGCGCGACGTGCCGTACTCATCCCAAAATGCCGCCTGCGCAATCGGTATCGAGGGCACAACCGTCGGCGTCGCCTTGCTGCCGACAGCCTTTAAAAATCGCGCGTTGGTTCGCTCGGGGTACCGCGCACCCTCAAGGAATCCCATACGCAGCACGCCGCCGCTCGTAATCTTTTTCTCGATAGCTCGTAATGCTATGTCGAGCTTTAGGCCGCCGACGACACGGTTGTTAGAAGCCGCCACGACCGCCGCCCCAAGGGCCAATGCCGAAGCCTGCGAGCGGGTTGTACGCACCCGCGGGCGCGGGGGAAAACAGGGCCGTACGATACCGGGCCGTGTAGGTCCAATAATCGGCGCCGTATTTTGTCTGCGTGAAATAAGCTTGATTCGCATTGGCCGGCGCTTCCCATTGCGCGGACACGCTCACGTCGCCCTCGCTAGCGTCACTGATACGGCCGACCACGCCGAGCGGCGGCACAACGTTCGGTATGCCGGGCACAATCATCGTTTCGGCCGTGACCGTCTGCGGCGCACCGTTCACGGTATAAGGGCCGAGGCCGCCCGAGCCAACGGTAATCGTTGTGCCGGGTACAATCAGTGACCCGCCAATGCTCGGGCCGTCGTACAGAACATTGCCGACAGCGAGCGCCCCAAGCGTGACCGCCGAAACGGTAGCCGTGTTGCCGGCAATCGCCACGGTGCCCGAGAACGTCGGGTTGGTCACGCCTGCGTCATTCAATCCTTGGTGAATCGCCGCAATATGCGCGGTCAGCAAGTACAACAAGAACATGCGTTGATTGGCGTCCTTGACGCGCGAGCAACACGAGTTGTTGAGCAAGAACGTTGCGCCCGTGAAATCGTTGGACAACGACACGGGGTTGATGCCCGTAAATTCCGGGTACAGTGCCAAGAATTCGGCCGCCGAGAAATCGACGATACCGAATACGGGTTGAACAACTGCACACGGAACTACGGGCATGGCCTTACACGTCCTCGCGTTCGAGCGGTTTCACGCCGGGAACAATCGTTTTGGTCGAGTCAATCGGCTCGAACACCTTGGGCGTGTTGGCTGACTCAGCTACACGCAACGCGGCGCTCGCCTCGTCGCCCGCGGCAACCTCGAACAGAATTTCGTTTTTGAGCAACCACGAGCCCTTGTGCTCGGCTTTCCATTGTTCCCACAACGATTTAGGTACGTTGCGGTTGAGGAACGGCCGCGTGTTCATGCCGTGCGGTACGCCGCTCGTGCTCTTAGTCTCGACAAGTTGCCGGCGCATTTCGTAGCTGTGATGATTCCAGCCGCGAATGATAAACCGGGCGTAATTTTCGAGCCGCTTCACGGCCGCGACGAGCTTGCCCTCGTTGTTCTTTTCCTGCGTCTGTAGACCAACCTCAAGCACGAGGCCCGCCGGCAGTTTGCATCCTATCGTTACTGTCTCTTTCGCCATGATCCTTAACTCCTAACTATGGTGTAAATTTTGCTGTCGTCGAAACAATCGCCAACTGTCCCGGCGGGTTCTGCGACACAACGAACCATGGTGTAAGTTCGCAATTCGCAGCCGGCCCCGAAACGGCTGACCCATCAACTAGTGAAGCATAAACCGAGTTGCCATACAATGCGCCGCCGGCAAACCGCAGCCAAAAATTCCCGCGCTTGTGCAGCGTGACCACGAGGCCCGGGCGAATACGAAGCCCGCCAGCCGGCGTAACCGTCGGGTCGTAAAACTCCCACGTCCAAGATGCTTGAGGCCCTGCGAGGCTGCGAGGGCCGCCCACGACCCCCGCCCCACTCATAGACCTAAAAGGTATGATGACCCCTAGCGTGTCCGATGCCTCAACGCGCGTGTTGTTCACAACCCCGGTCGCCGAATTAGCCCACCCGAATCGACCTTGTATGCTTCCTGGGTTATTCGACCGCCAAGCCCCGGGTCCTGCTGTGGCAGAAGCAAAAGGGCTTCTAATCTCTAAATTTTGAGCAATCGGTGAACTAGCCCACATTCCTTCGTAGGCTCCGTTCGGTATACTTTGCGGCGCGTTACAGCAACTCACGAGACGTACTCGATATTTTACCGGGGAACCCTGCAAACGAGGACATATTGCCGAACGATTGATATCGTCCCGTGCCTGCGTAGAGTGCAAACGGGCGGCCGAAGCGGTATGGCTCACTCCCGCGCGGCGCGCGGCCAAACATGCCGCGCGTAAGCGCCCAAGTACTTGCAATCCGAAAAAAGTCAAAGCTCGGCAGGAGCGATACCGTCTTACCTCTAAATATAAAGACAATCAAAAACGATATAGACAACGACACCCGGAAAAACAACGCCGTAAATGGCACGCACATAAGGCGCGCAGACGAGCCCGTAAATTGAATCAACTGTGCGATTGTTGTTCGGCTAAGAATATTCGCGCGTTTTATAGTGCTTGCCCGACGGGACATGAGATTGACCACCGTAGGCCGCTCGCGCTAGGCGGGCTGCATTGTCTGAAAAATCTTCAAGCCCTATCTAAAGCGAGCCACCGTGAAAAAACTACCAGCGACTTGCGGGAAATCGCCGAAGCGCAACGCGCCGCTTCGGCTGAATTTTATGCCCCCAAGTACGAGACGACGAAAATGGGACGGTAGAAAATCACGCCCCATGCGCCCTGAGACTTTTTCTGTTCCCAAGAGCTTGTCTTGGTCACGATCGCATGCGCGCGCATTTTCTCGGTGAAAGCCGCCTCGCAAGTAACCTGACCCTCGACGCTGTCGGCGATCAACTGCACGAACTCGGTTCCGCCGTTGTTCCCGCCGCCGTTGATGGCAAACTCGGGGATAGTCACGAGCTTGAGGTTGGGGAAGTTCGTCTTAATCTGCGTATACACGTTCACGTTGTACGTGTTCGTGTTGTTCAGATTCATCGCGTTGCCCGGGCTGATTCCCATGGTCATCGGTGTTTCGGCGTCGATCAAGCCTTGACCCTGAATGACCAACTGTTGCACGAGGCGCAGAATGTCGGCGTAGATGAAATCGCCGGCCGCACCGAACCATGTGCCTGTGGGCGCCAGCGATGCCGGCAACGCCGGGTCGTTCGTTCCGCCGTACAACTGCAACCCCTGCACGCCGTACAGGTATACGAAGTTCTGGTACTTCTTGAGCGCCAGAATTGAGCCCTCGTTTACCTTTGAGGCCCAATCAATCTTGGCCTCGGACATACGCGCAAGTTCGCGCTCGCCCCAACGGGTGTTGGTCTGGTAGTGGTACGACTGCCGCTGCGGGAAATTGACGTTCGCGTTGCTCATTCCGTCCTGCGAGAAATCGCCGTATGAGGAAACCTCACCCGTGCGCTCGACGGTGATAAACATCGCGGTATCGCTGACCCACGTGCCCTTTTTGGTTTCACCGTAGAACTCGGCGGCCTTGGTCGGCGCAACAACGATTTCGATGTTGTTAGGGTCAACGTAGGTCGTGAATAACGACGGGATGCCCGCGTTGGCCGCGGTCACGAGGGCCGGCTGTGCGTCGAGCGCAACCGAGCGGTCAATCAACTGCATGCCGCGCGCTTCCTGAGCCAGCCCGGCCATGAAGTGAATACCGTACCGGCGTGCCAAATCCGCGTGATCGAGTGCGATGCGAGTCATGTTCGTGTGTCCTATGTTCTCAGTTCAAATCAGAAATTAAGCGACGTTGGCCGAAATCTTCGCGACGCCTGCACCCGTCAGGGTGATCGGGCCGACGAACCAACCCGTAGCCGCCGTATTCGACGGGCCCGTGATGGTTTCCGACGCGGTATGGAACTGCACGTTGCCCGGGATGTTGAGCAAGTACGTTCCGATTCCGCCCGAGCCGGTCAGAATTTGTGCAATCGTGGTGCCGGCGGTTACGTTCGTGCCGCTGATCGCATCGCCAACCGACAGGCCGCCGTCGGCAACCGCGGCCACATTCAACACGTACGACGCGGTCGTTGCGGCTTGAGTCGCAATGATGCCCGGCGAAGTGCTCAAAGAGTAAGTGCTGCCGACTGCGCCCGGGGTACCGGACAACAACGCGGTTACGGTCGTGCCGGCGGTAACACCCGCAGACGTGACCACGTCGCCAACCGTAATGAGGCTGCCGGCAGTCTGAGTGACGACCGTCATTACATCGGTTGCGAAAGAGGCAGTGCCCGCGAAGCCAACCGATCCAGTCACGCTGTTTGTGGTTTGCATCTGCGGGGCGCCGGTCGTTTCGTCGGCATACACTTGCGCGCCGGCCGTTGCGCCGTCCGCGAAGTACGCGAAGAAATCGCCGCCATTCATGCCGACGACCATGAAGCCTTCCGGCACGACGAGCGTGTATTCGCCCAAGAACTCGGTAATGAGTGCCTGTTCGTTGCGGCCGAGGAATGCAATCTGCCATCCGCTCGCGTACGACTGCGACGTTTGACCGGCGGGGCCGACCCAAAAGAAGTTGCCGACGGTCAGGCCGCCCGCGGGGGCTACCAGTCCGCCCGGCGCAGTGAGTACCGAGCTAAACGGATTCGTCGAGGCGAAATCGCCGGCAACGCCGGGGGCCTGTGCGATGTTCACTACGTTTTGAAAGCCTGCCATGTTCGTATGTCCTGTGTACTACGTGAATCGGAAAAAATTACGGGAGACGGTTGTAACCCTTGATCTTGCTTGCCATCGTGGACACGGTCGCCGCGTCGCTACCGAGCACGGGGGCCGCGGCGGCGACTGCGTCGCGCTTCATGCGGAACAATGCCGGGAACGCAGAAGCGTGAACGCCGGCAGTGTCAACGCCGAGCTTGTCGAGCGCGGCCTTGTACACGTCGCCTGCGCTGTCGTACGCGACCACGCCGAGCACTGTTTCAACGTCGCGCCGCGCTGCATGCAGTGCGTCACGCTCGTCGAGCGCAACCTTAATTGCGGCGTCGTGCGCTTTCTTGTCCTTGGCGGGCGTCGCGCCCTTGTTGCCGGCCGGCGAACCGCCGCCCGTCACTGATTCCTTGGGCTGCACGTCGTCCTCGGCTTTCTTGTCGTCCTTGTCCTCGTCCTCGTCCTCGCCGTCAACGTCCGGCATGTCGCCGTCCTTCGCTTTCTCGTCCTTGTCCTCGTCCTTGGCCTTGTCGTCCTTATCGGGAAACGCGTCCTTGGCTTTGTCCTTGTTTTGAATTTCTTTCGGGCCGAGGCCTGTATTTTCGTCTTTGCCCTTTTTGTCGGCCGCGAGAATCGCGGCCAAAATCTGCGCCTCGGTCGGCTTCGCATCGGAAGCGAGGAGGGTGGTAACTACTTGGGCGACTTTGCTGGCTTTCATGTTTCGGCTCGTGTGAAGTGTGACGAAAATCTCAGTAGCGGCAATCTTATGCCAAACGCCGGGCGATATGCAACACGCTATCGGCAACCATCACGTCGGGGCCGGCGCGTCCCGCCTCAACCAATGCAATGTGATTGGCAACAATACACGTCATGCGGCCGTCGTAACGCTCGCCCTCGGGCGTTGTTCCCGGCGTCATATCCGGCTTGTAATGGTACCCGCACGACAATTCGCGTTGCTTGCCGGGCGCTTCGGGCGTGCCGATTGCCTCGATACCTTCGCGCGTCCACACGGTCAAGTCGGCCTTGATGTAAGGATGCGCGAACCGCGCGTTGCTGATAGTTCCGACCGTGATGAATTGTTGAGGCGCGTCAGGGTTGACCGCGACGTGCATTAACAGCAATTGGATTCGGTCGTACGTCTTTACCGCGGCGTTCAATTCCGCGGCGTCGCGATACAGCATGTAAATTTTCGAGGGGTCGAGGCCAAGCGCCTCACTGCCAGGCACTTCTGCGCCCAAGTACGGACAAACATTTGCTTTCGTGATGTTGCAGTCATACACGTGCAAAATGCCATCGAGCGTTTCCATTCGCCGGTCAAGCGCAAAATTCGGCGGGGGTGGCGCGAACATAAACGGCATACGGTCGAAACCTAGCCGCGAGTCCTTTACGGTTCCGCGCAAAGATTGCAATGCGGCCTTTTGATGCTTGAGTTCTTTTTCGCCCGCTTCAATCGCCGCTTCGATTTCCTCAGCGGTCAGACTATCCATTTCTACATCACAATCATCGCTACTTGTGTCAATATCGCAATCGCCCCGTTTTTTAGAATATGCAATCGCGACCGCCTGCGCCGTAGGCTTACCCGCGTTTTTTTCGGCGGCTACGTTATGAGAAAAGGCGGCTTTTGATTTACCAGATTCAAGCGGCATGCACCCATGATGACACGGCGGGGGTTATGTCGTCTATATCACTTTCCGTGTTGAACCGCTTAGCTCGTTCTGACGCGGCGGGATCATATCGATTCAGGTAACAAATCGCTCGCGCAAGTAATTCGGGATTTTCCTTAAACATGCCAAGACCTGTATTACATTGAACACATAGCCATCCGCGGAAAACTCCGGTCGTATGACAGTGATCTAAATGCAAGCTCCTGTTTCCCGGCGGCGAACCGCAGCACTCGCATTTTTCTGGCTTAACCCGCGTAGGCTCAGGTAACCCGCGAGACTTACGCCTTCCCGCTTCTAATTTTTCGGAATTCTTAGCCCGCCAAATTTTTATAGCAGCTTTACCCGAAGAAGACTTTCGCCACGCGGCAGTCAAACCGTACGCAACGGCAGGATTTTCGCGGCGTCTTTTCTCAGATTTTACTCGACAACGTTCTTTTTCCGTTTCTATTACTTCGGCGCTACGTCGTATCCAATTCCAACTTCGCGCCCTGCTGCATTCTTTACATTGGCCTGTATGCGTTGATCTAATTATGTGCCCGTGCAAACATGGCACGTCACTGATAAATTCTGACGATCCCTTTAATTTAGCGGCGTTTCGGTTTACGGCGTCAACTTTAAGACGAAATATTCTTTTAGCCATATGAAAATTATAGCCAAACCTGACAGACGTGTCAACGGGCGCGCAATTCGGCCGCCTTGAGCAATGCGACAGGGCGCGAGGCGCGGCGCTCGGCGCCCTCGATAGTTTCAAATGCCGGAATAATTGCTTTGCTCGTGCACCGACACGAGATAAGTTCCCCGGGCAACACATACTTGCCCTCGTCGGCATCCCAAGCGCCTTGCGCGAGCGGATACGCTTTACCGCTTAGCGCAACGTGGGTAGCGCGCGGGACCCGTCCGCCGGCTGAGTGCTGCCAAATCGCATGCGTAATTCCCAACTCTTGCCGCCGCGTTTTCTCAATGATGGCCTTTGCCTTGTTCGTTTGGTCCCGCGCAATAATGGCCGCGCGATCACGAGTAACGCCGTACGTCTTGCGTAAATCTACGCTGAGGGCGTGCATGTCGCCGCCCTTCATAACCGAGCCCCATACCTTGCTTTCAACGTCCTTGAGGTACTGTTGCGGAATCGACTTTATGAGGTTGACTTGCTCGGACACGACAGCCTGATACGCGGCGGCGGCGCCCGGCGTCGGCGCGAACTTCACGGTAAAACCGGCCTCTTTCAGCGCGGCACGCATCTGCGTTTGCGTGATGCCGAACGACTTGCGCGCGAACTCGCGGGACAAATCCAGCGATAGCTTATCGAATTTCGATACCCACAATCCGCCCCATTTACGCAACGCGGCGCGCAGCAACAGCGAGGGATTGCGGGGCGCGTCCATGCCTAACTCTGACGGCTCGACCTGCCCGTACGCCGCGAGCACACCGCGCGATACGGCCGCCTGCATGGCTTCAATGGCTGCCGTTAGACGGTCGTAATACCACGCGGCGACCGCAGCCGACGCGTGTATTGCCTTGACCGTGACCGGCTTACGGCTGTTCGGGGGCGGGTCGGCTCTTAGCTGCGGCATTGTCGGATTCTATCAGTAATTGCAGTTCGGCCTTAAGCCGCCAAATTGCCTTGGCCAGATGGTATTGCCCGTCGGTGTCTTTCGTGGTGCCCGTCTTGTGGTCCCAAATGTGGCGCATAGCCGTGTTCAGTTGGTCCATCGACTTGCCGCGCGCCCAATGCAGCGGCTCGCCCGGGTTGTGCTGCGCGTTCCCGACGACAGCCACGCCAACCTCTGCCAACGTGGCGTCGGGGAAATACTCGGTCAGATACGTCAAAATCGGCAGCGCCTTACGCGCTGCGTCATCTGTCGGCAGGCTCATACCGTTAACGCGCGGCGTCGGTCGTCGCGATCCTTGAGGTTTTTCTGATCGGTCCCTAGCGTTAGATGGTGGGGCGCGACGCACCGTGTGTTATGGCAATCGTGCATTACCGCGACACCCTCGGTAGCCGGCACGTACCCCCACGCGAGCGCGTACGCGATACGGTGGGCGCTCATTCGCACGGTTCCGCCTTTGCGTTTCGCCGACAACACTTTGAACCGCCCGTAGCCGTTGGTTGTTTCCATGCCTTGCCACAGCCAGCAGCCCGTCACCCAATCAATTTTTACTAACGACCAAAACGACGCTTCAAGGTGCGGCGCAATGTCCGTTGCGCTTAACGCGTACTGAGGTCGGCTCATTTTTGGGCGCCCGGGATACTGACCCATTGCATAGACTTAACTGTCTTTGTTTTGGTGTCCGCGTATACGGGGGCATCAAACGTTATCCCGTGGTCAGGGTGAGTCATCCAAAAGTTTTGCGAGGCCGGTTCAAATCCGAAATTGTTGTCGGCGGCATATTCATCATATCCTTTAAGACTTCCGTTGCCGCGCAGTCGCGCAGTTAGCATGCGCTTATGAAAGTGTCCGAACTCCATGACATCATATTCTTGTCCTACGGCCGCGTTACGCGTGTTTTTCTTTTGCTCGCCGCGCGTGACCGGGCCAAGCGCCCCGATGATTCCGTCACCGCCGCGAAACTGATCGCCGTGGGTAAGTAAATAGCGCGTCCCGTAGATGCGATACAAGGCGTCCGAGCCGTCGGGGATATAAAATGTGACCCGCTTATCCGACTCGAAATGCGCGGCGAGAAACTGATATAGAAGCCATCCAAACGAAGTGTGATTGCGGTCCTTAGCCCAAATCTTTTTGGTATCCCGGTCGTGGTTGCCTGACACGCATGGCAGGAACACCCGGCCGAACGTATCCGCGAGCAACGTAATGACACCCACGAGTACGCGATACAAATCCATGACGGTCGGCATGGTGTTAAGTTCGTTGGTAGCCGCCAGTTCATCGTGAATGTTGCCGCTCACCATATCGCCGCCGAGCGGACAAACGATGCCGGGGTACGACATGGTCGGGTCGAGGATCTTGCACAACGCAATGGTTGTCTCGATAACCTGACGCATACGACGGTGCGCAATGGTCAAGTTGTACGAGTTCACGCCGCCAATCTGCGAGGCGCGCACTTGCTCGCCCCAATGCAAATCGCTCAACATGATTTTAGGCACGCCCGGCGCCTTGGCCTTTTTCGGCTCGAACGCCCATGTTGGCAACTGCAATTCATTGACAGCCAATTTGGCCGTACCCACGTACTCGCGCAAGGCCGCGGCCGTGTCGGTTTCGGTCTGCGCCTCGCGAAGCTGCCGGCGCAAATCTGCAATAACCGTCGCGGGGTCGTGCAGGCTTTTAAAATCTTTGGCTGTCTTGGGCATGACGGTTATCCCCGTAACTTAGCGGCTACCTTAGCATTTCCGAAATATACGCGCTTGTTCGATTTGCTGCCATTGGCCCCCGGCGCCTCGACTATGTGCGCCGCAAATTGGTCGCGGAACATAGCTAGCTGTGTCGTGGAAAGCCCCGACAGTTTCAAAAAATCAACCTCATACAACCAATTTTCGGCGCCGTCCTTTTCGATCGCGGCGAGCGCCGTGCGAATCTTGTTCGGGACAATCACGTTGGGGTCGTGGGCGGCCTTAAAATCGGCCAGTGTTTTCGCTTTGTTCGCCATGTCTGTCAATACTCCTACTTTGGTTGCTTAATCAATGCGCCACGAAAATAACGCGGTTGTTCCCGGGAACTTTCACTACGTTTTGACGCGACTTCAAGCGCGATACTGCCGATTGCCTCGACGGCACGTACAACTCGCTCGTGTTCGGCGGCGTCTTTCAACTGCCGCATGCTTTGCTTTTTCAATCGCACCCGCGCCCAACCTCGCTGACTCCGTCGGCATAATAATCGGCCGTGCTGTTGTAATCGTCCGCGTCAACCCAACCTTGCGCGCACCAATAGCCCCAACGACGTTTGGCCGGCCAACGTAGCCATATTGTCCACACGGGCTCGGCGCTCGGCAGCCTAACACGGTGCGGCGTCTCAGCCCTACGGAAATACGGGACAAGCGGCCAACGGAATTTTTCGACGTAACCGTACGGGTATGCCGATCGCGGCACGGGCGTACGCGTGGGGTCGGCGTCAGGATGAAAGAATGTTTCAAAATACCCCGAGTTCAAAATGATACTGAGGTTGTCGGCCTTATGGTCGTGCAACGCCCGGTCGCTGTCGCTGCGCAACCATTTGTGTATAGACAACTGCCAGCCGCGCCATTTGAAAATGTGCCAGCGCAGGGTTTGCGGGTCGTGGCGCGGGCCAATAATCAAGTCAGGTTGTCGCATGTGCGGCAAGACTAGCGGGGGCTGACGCCCTTGTCAACATTATGCTTGGCCCACGCAATCACCATGCCGACGCCCGTGATAAATCCTAACAACCATGCGGCAATAAGCCAGCCCATTAGCCGCTCGTCTTGGCTTTGATCGGTATCGCCGGTTTGGCTTTGGCAGCCGCTTGCAGCGCCGCGAGGCCCGACTCGTGTTCACGGTCCTTGTCGGCCTCGCCCGCCTCGTGCTCACGGTTTGCGTCGCCCTCGGGGTCAGTCGTCGGCATTTCCGGTTCCTCGGGCTCGGGCGCGTTGCCCGTGAGGTTGGTATACCCGCTGTCCGGGTCACTCTTGAGGCGGTCGCGCGCCTCCTCGGGGCTGATAATTCCCGAGTTGATATTGCTCGCGTCCATGTCCGAATCAGACTTGCGGATTTCGCTAAGCTCTTTCTGCGTGGGCTCGTCGAGCGTAATCCAGTGGACGACAAGGTCGTCGTCGATTGCGCCGAACAAATCGAGTTGTACGACCTTGAGCAATATGTCGAGGTTCGGCCCATACAGCGAAATCTGACACGCGTTGATCCAATCGTACCAAACCTGTATCTCGCCCTCGCCGGTCGCGTTGAGGCCCGTAGGAACGACGCCGAACAGTTTGATAAGCGGGGTATGCCACACGGCCGCCATGTGCTCTTGCGACTGCGCTTGAAGCTTGTCGAGGCTCGCGAGCGTGGCCTCGGCGAACTCCAACAACTCGGTATCTTTGTTGATGGCCGCAACCATTTGATTGTTGCGCATGAGCTTGAATGCCTCAATGCGCGCCGGCAGTCCCGAGCCCTCCTCGCCGCCCTCCTCAAGCGTGGCCGCCAAGTCGGTATGCAACACGGGAATCGAGAAATTGTTGATAAGATCGTTGACGGCCTTGCGCGTGCGCAACCACATGTTGACGGCAAGCTCGCCCAACTGAATCATTGATATGCCCGAGAAATTGTACGCGGGCTTGAGTAGGTCGGGCACTTCGCGGCCAATGAAAGTCAACAAGCGCGTCTCGTGCGTCTTGCGACCCATGATGTACCACGAGGTAGGCTTGTAGAAATCCGGGCGTTCAGGGTACGCGGCATTCCACGAATACGGCGTTGACCAATACGGCTCGATACCTGCGATTGATTTCAATGACCCTTTCTTGATTGACTCGGGCGTCAGTTCGAGCGGCAATTGCCGGGTGCGGTCGTCTGCGTCCTCAATGTTCAAATAGATTTGGTACCGGCCGAATTGCGCGTCGTTGAGGGCCGCGCGTTTGAATAGCTCGCGTACTTTCAAATCCTCAAGCCGCGCCATGATCTGCGCGATTTTCTCAGTCTTGTCGCCCTTTTCCGTCTGCCCCTCGGCTTCGGCGTCGTCCTTGGGCTTTTTCTTGGCGCCGCTGCGGCTCTGCAACTCGAACCATTTGCGCGTCATTTCCGTCGCAATCGTTTCACACGGCGCGCGATATTCCGATATCTGTGTCAGTTCGGCGAGGTATGGGTACCCGGGAAACCAAAAGCCATTGCCGAAACCGTTGCCGTTTCCGAGCCCCCACGATGGCGCAAACGAACACGCGTCCATGGCGAGCGCCTTACGCTCGACTTCGCCCGGCAACAGAATCGTCGGCCCGGTTTGCTTGCCGTCCTGCGCAATGACGACGGCGAGCGTGTCAATGCTCTTGGGTATGACGCCCGGGGGCAGTTCGGGAAACTTGCCGGCCTCGGGCCGTTCGGGGCGCTTGGGGTGAACGTAATCGAGGGGGGTATCGGACGCCGGCATTGACTGCGCGGCCCGCAAAATACCCCGGGCGGCGGCCTTACGACGCGCGGACAATTGAACGACCGCGGGCGGCGGGACTTGGGGCGCCATAAACTGCGCAATTGCGGGGTGTAGGTCGAACATAATCGCGACTATACGCGCGCGCGCGTGCGCTTGTCACGCGGAACGTGTAGCCCTTAAGATCGATCGCTGCAACGTCTTTAATGCTTCGCGAGTCAACATCGCCGGGTGCGATATGCCCGGCCTTGACGAGTTCGCGAAGCCAAGCCGCAGCTTTAGGGTCAAATTCATTGTAATACGCCCGTGGTGTTGGCATGCTTGAAGTGTGACACGGCCGTCAGTTTTAGGCAATCAGTCACGATATGATTATTTTCAGCAACTAGGAGAAATGACGATGCGCGATACAATTCGTAAATCTGCCAACCGTTACGGCAGGCCCCGCAAATCCCCGCGGGAATGTTTTTTAGAGGACGAAAACATACGTCTCAATAATCAATTGAACTCGGCGCGAGAACAAGCTCTAACCGACCAACAACGCATAGACGATTTCATGCTTATCTGCTTGACACCCACAGATACTACCTGTAGTATTCAAATCGTAGGCTCTGAAACGCGATTTATACAGGAGATTAAGTAACATGGGAACCTCTAAAACTTACGAATTAAGCCCAATGAATCCCGTTGCTCTAGAACTAATAACGCAGGTAGAGCAACTGATAGCTGGACACACGGCTAAAACAGGGACGCTTATTACTTCAATCAAAGTCACTGGGTATAGTGGGGGTAACGTGGGCGTACAAATCCGCGCGAAGCAACGATGAACGCTGCATGCTTATCCGCTTGACACCCACAGATACTAGGTGTAGTATTTAAATCGTAGGCTCTGAAACGCGATTTAAACAGGAGATTAAGTAACATGAAGTCCCCCCACACAATAGAAAAGATAGAGCTTGATATGGCTGTCGAGCGCGCCGCGCCGCTGGCTATGACGACAAGAAACGATTATTCGACGCGCGGCTCTGACTTGATCGTGCGCCTTGAGACAGCGGAAACCCTTGCAGCGCTTGAGGGGATCGTGGCGGATATGAAGCGCGTACAGTCCGAACTTAACCGGATTACCCGCTAAATGCCGCCGGACATTCTCCAGCATTCCGACTTGCCGTTCCCCACATCGCTGCCTCAGTTTCAGCGGTTGTTCCCGAACGACGAGGCGTGTGCCAAGTACCTCGAAAACATCCGATGGGATCAAGGCTTTACCTGCGAGCATTGCGGCGACCGTGGCGAGCCGTTCCGCTTCAAAGCGCGGCCGCATGTACTGCGCTGCCGGTCCTGCCGCCGTGACATCGCTCTGACCGCTGGTACGGTCATGGAGCGCACCCGCACACCGCTTTCGACGTGGTTCTGGGCCGCATATCTCGTTTCCAGCCACACGGCAGGCATGAGCGCGACCCAGTTCCAGCGCCAACTTGGGCTGAGCCGGTACGAAACCGCTTTCCAAATTCTGCACAAACTGCGGGCCGGTATGGTCCGCCCGGATCGGGATCGCATCGGCAAGCCTGGCACGTCTGACCACGTTGAAATTGACGAAACTTGGGTGGGTGGCGCTACACGCGGGAAGGGCAAAGGCGTCCACG